TACTGCTCCTGTTTTAGAAGTTTTTAAAAGTGATGTGGCTGCTTTTGAACTAGACGCACTTACATCATCAAAAAATTTTACAACCTCTTCATTAATTTTTTTATCTTTTTCAACTAAAACAAGTCTTTCTTTTGCACGTTTGTTTGCTAGTTTATCTGCCTCAACAAATTTTTTCTTTATTTCTAATTGTTCAATTAGTTTTTGAGTTTGAGCATCAAAAGAATTTAAAAGTTCTTGACTCTGTTCTATCGAAATCGATTGAAGTGCAACGGCAGTTCCTGTTGCTTTTGCATTACGGGCACCCTTACCAAATGGATTTTGTAAACGGTTAAAACTATTTGCTAAATCTTTTGCTGAAGAACCTCTCATATTGTTTTGTGCAATATCAAGAAGTTTAACTCTAATTCCAATTGGATCTTTAAGAGCATTCTCTCCATTAGGACCCATTAAACTTATTAACTTAGAGTTTACATTAATTCCAAAAGAATAGTCATTAAGTTGTTTGCCTAACTCTGCAGCAATGCTTTGTGCTTGTGATGCTGTTAAAGTACCGCTTGCAATTGATGTTGCTAGTTGTGAAGCAATACCATCTTGAGTGTCAACTTTGTTGGTTGCTTTCATACTACTTGTAATATCTTTAATTTTTTGCTGTCCCGTTTCACTTTGAACATATGCTTGTCCAAAAGTTGTTTTACCTGGTTTAATTTCAAATTGAGAAAAACTGTTTGCTCTTTTTCTATTCATTAGTTCTGTGCCAGTAACCTTATTAGCAAAAACTGCCAATTCATTTAAAGACTTTGAACTAGCGCCCATTGCTTGGGTTGTCTCCATTGTTTTTACTGCTAATGCTTCATTTTTCTTTTTAAGAATCATGTACCCTGCTCCTACACCCACTAGGATTGTTGCTAACGCTCCTATTGGAGTTTTCATTAATGGTGCAGCCATGCTAAGTCCCATTGCAATCATTGAGCCTTGCATGTTTCCACTCATTCCTAATCCCATTGATGCACCCATTGCAAGTCCACCAATTCCTGGAGCAAATTTTGCCATCTTTGGCATAGGAGTTTTTGCTTTAGAAGCAAATTGTCCAGCCCTTGAAGCCCTTAGCCTTTCCATTGACGCTCTACGTCTTCCTGGAGTTTGTTTAGTACCGTCAAAATCTTCTGCATTATCGGAGCCATATGACCCAAGACTAGAAAGATCTAGAACTTGTTTTCCAGTTCTTGGATCTGTAACAAATGTACCACCATTACGTAAAGCAAATCCGCCTTTATTAAATCCTTGTAAAAATCCTTTATTTTCTTGTGTTGATCCTTTATTTACAACAAAAGATCCTTGACTTAGCATCATTGGAACTGTATCTTTATTACCTGTTCCTGGAACTATTGTTCCTTTAGAACGTCTTTCAATTTTTCCACCGGAATTTATATATTGCAATGCTGGACCAATTTGTTGTGCCAGTGCTGGATCTGCAATAAACTCTCCTGGAGTTAATAATGCTGGTACGGTTTCTGGTTCTCCATAACCGCCTGTTCCCTTTGAACGTAAAACATAACCGCCTTTTGCAACTGGAACAGGAAGTTTGTTTTTTGCCATCCATTTTGCTGTAACTGAATTTACAAATTTTCCTGCGCTATACTGTCCACTTCTATGCATCAATCCAGCAATTGCTCTCATAGATGGTACATTTCTTGTTTTTGCTCTATCTGCTCTTTCTTGTTGCATTAATTGATTATGACCTTTAGCGAATCTAAGTTTGTGTGTTCCTTTGCCTTGTGTTTCTCTAGTAACTTTGCCACTTTTTCCTGACATTCCTTTTTCTTGAAGAACTATTCCTTGACTTATAATACTTTGTTTTGCTTTTTCTAAATCTTTTATTCTATTGGTATCTTTTGCTTTTTTTGCTTCGGCAATTTCATTCTCTATTTTGCTAACTTCATATCCACGATTAATTTCTTGTTTTGCTTGTGTGGCTAATCCTCTAGCAATACCTAATGTACTGCTACCTTTTGAATGCTCGTTTAAAAATTGTGTTCGTTTTTTTGCATAAATAGAATTTGGATTTTGACGATCTTCAAATGTCTCTCCTTCTGCCATAGAAGTAGTTAGTGCAAACCTATCTGCTTGTGCTTCAACATATGCCTTTCTTGGATCTGACCTATTACCTTTTCCTAAAATTGCTTGAGCATCTGCTTGTAATTCTGCTAAAGCAATTCTTGCTGCTAATTGTCTATTTGCAATCTTAGTTCTTTGTCCTTGATTTGTTGCTTTTGCATATTCATCATTTAATTCATCTATATAAGATAATAATTTATTGTTTGTAGAATGTGCATCGTCATAGGTAAGCGGGTATGGCTCTACTATTATTCCTGGATAAGACTCAGTAAATTGATTGTACCCTTGTGGAATAAAAGTTGTTACTCCAGAACTTACCCTATAGTTTTCAAATCTTGTTCCTGGTTCATGGTATAAAGGTATATCTGCGGGATCTGCATAAAAATTTTCTTTATTTTGAGCAGTAAAATGCCCAGCAACCATTCCAGTAGTTCCTAGATTCGGTAAACCAGAAGGATCAATAACATTTTGTGGTATAGTTCCAAATTGTCTTTCAACAAACCCGCCTTTATTTAATGCAGCAGCATGAATTGGTTGAAATTTTGTCCAATCAACTTTTGATCCAGCCTCTAGTCTAGCAATCATTGCTTCATATACTGGAAGTTCTTCTGGAGTTAAATTCATACCTCCGATTTTAGTTTTTAATTTTGGTAAAATTTCATTAATTTCTTTTCTCATCAACCTGTCATATTCAACTGGAGACATTTGTTTTGCAATATCTGATGTTGATTGAGCAAAAAACTTTCTAGCCCCACCCTTAACACCAAGAAGATTAATCATTGCTTGTTCTTCCATTGATGGCATTTGTGCTGCATATTCAGTTTTTGCACCTGATGCCCTGCTAAATACGCCAGCAGGCCCTACATCTGCTAAAACATTTCCACCAATATTTCCTGGTGCCAAATCTTTATCGCCACGTAGAGTTGAAGCAACCAATTGTTTAATTGTTTGTTCTTTAGTAAATTCTTGTGGTACGTTTGCAATTCTTGGATCAACTTTAGACTCTAAAGCAAAATACCTTCTATGTCCAGTTGGGTCATTTGGATCTGCAATCAAAGTTAATTTTTGTTGTGGAGCAACAAGACCATGAACATCTCTAGCAATTTCCGTTGCTCTCATTTCTGCTAATGCTGCTTTTTCACTTGGCATTGGTTTAACAAAAACCATATCTCCATTTGGTTTTTTATAAATGCCTCCAACAGAAGAACTTGGGAAACTGCGTCCAGTAGAAGGCGAAACTCTTTCACCAGGATTTGTAACTAGCATATTTTTTGCTCTAGGAGACTGATAAGTTTCGGTTGCTATTTTATCAAGTTCTAGTTGTCTTGTTTGTCTTTCTTGAGCCTTTTTTACATTTTGAGCAGGCATTCCAAGAAATGATTGTTGTGCTCTTCGTTTTGCAACAAGTGCTCTAGCATATTCAATTGATCCTACACGGAATTTTGGCAATGATGTATCATAGCCATGAACCATTTTAGTTCCTAAACTACGTAAAGCATATCCTCCACGATTTAATGCTGGTAATAATCCCCGATTTTCTTGTGCTGCTTGTTTATTTACAACAAACTCTCCAGGAGTTAACATTGCTGGAACGGTATCAGTGTTTCCACTTCCTGGAACAAGTCCTCCCTTATTAAATTTCTTTGGCGTAAAACCAGGTTTCATCATTCCTGGATTTACTCTAGCAAAATTATTTGCTGCAACCACTCCTCTTTGATATGCTGCTGTTAATTGATTTGCAGCCTGTGTTTCTAAAAGAAAACTTTGTCTTAGTCTGGAATGTGCTTGATCTAATGATGCTGCAACTGTTACTGCTTCAAGTTGTGCTGAAGTCATATATTGGGTTTGCTCGCCAAGAATTTTAGACTGGCCACCAATATTCATAAATCCTTTTCTTAAGGTAATAAATAATTTAATAATATTTGCTGCACCATTTGCAATTAAACCAAATGTCATTAACACTGCAGGACCAATAAGACCAACAACACCAATAAATTTTACAATTCCACTTTTTACTCCATCGCTAAGTCCATTAAATTTTTCAAGTATTTTTCCAACAAATTCTACGATTGGAGTTACTGCTTTTAAAAATTGTTCTCCAATTGGTGCTAATGTTACTTTAAGATCTTCCATTGTTTTTTTGAATTTTGTACCAGTTGCATTTTCTACTTTAGCAAGTTCTCGTTCAGATAAAATAGCAAGTTCTTCAATTGAGTTTGATGCTAAATTAAGAGTTCTGGATGCTTGCGTTCCATCTTTTGTAATGTTTTGAAATAATGTTGAAAGTCTTGAAAACTGAAACTTGCCAAACAATTGTTCGATTGCTCTTGCTCTGTTTAGTGGATCAAGAGTATCTAATGCTTGTGCAAATTGAATAACGGTTGACTTAATATCTCCCTTGTTTGATTCAACTATGCCCTTAATATTAACTCCAAAATCTGCTAAAAATGCAGATGCTTTTTTGCTTGGATTAATTAATGATGCAAGGCCAGATTTTAATGCGTTGGCACCTTCTGAAGCATTAATGCCACCTTCTTTCATTGCAGTCATAAAAAATGCAAGATCTTCAACATCTCCACCAAGTTGTCTGATAACTGGGGCAGCCTTTGGAATTGCAATAGTTAAATCTTCAATATTTAAAACTGTTTGGTTTTCTACAGCGTTAAGAAAATCAATCTTTCCTCTTAATTTATCTGCTTCTATTCCAAAAGCATTTGTTAATGATATTGTTGTTTCTAATGCTTGTTCTTGTTCAACTCCTCCAAGAACTGCAAGTCTTGTTGCTTCTGCAACTTGTGCCATTAAGTCGGCACCCATTTTTCCTGTTGCTGCTGCATCTGCTGCAATCTGCATAGTTTTTTCAACAGCAACTCCATACTTAGTAAACTGTTTTGCTAATAACTCAACTTCTTTTAATGCTTTAGAAGTTTCAGCGCTAGTTGTAAACATTTCACCATAAACACGTTTAAACCTAATTGCTTGTTTTTCTAATGCCATAAATGTTTTGCTTGAAGAAACTGCCAACATACTAAGTGGAATTGTAAAACCAACCATAAGTTGACGACCAGCCCACTGTGTATTTTTACCAAAATTTAAAAGATTGGTTGATCCTTGTTTTAACAACTGATTTAGTAGTTGTTGTTTTTGTGCAGCCAATGCAGTTTTAGTTGCAAGATTATTCATGTCTAATGCAAGAGGTCTTACGGCTATAGCCTTGATTGCACCGTTTGCATCTCTACCCATTTTAATATATTGGGTTTGCATTGTTTTAACACGTTCTTCTGCTACCTTGCCAATTGTGTTAAACTCTGTTTTAAAAAGTCTTCCAAAAGATTTAGTGGCTCCGCCAGCATACCTAAAATATTCACGAGTTGAAAACTTATTTCTTTCTAGTGAATCAGTGAAACTATCAGTAGAACTTTTTATTGTTGTAATGCTTGCTGCAAACTTTCCAGTTGCATTTACACTATTTATAAGATTACTTGTTAAATTGGCTTGGGCCCTTGCTGCTGCTTTATTGCTTGTTGCAATTGCGTTATTAAACTGAGCAAGTTGTGCTTGAAGTGATTTTAGTTGTGCAAGTGCTTGAGAGGCATCAAGGTTAACTTGAATATTAGATTGTACATCAGCCACTCATAACACCTCTTCTTATTTACATATTTAGTAAAGAACCATCTGGAAGACTATTTCCAGACGCTGCCTCAACAATTTTATAAACTGTAGGCAAATCTAAATTCTCTTCAAGGGCTTTTAGGTCTTGTGACAATTCAGGCTTATACTGTTGCATAGCAATCTGAACACATTCCATAAGAATGTTCATTGACTTATCGTTGTCTTCTGCTACTGCTGCAATACCCTCAAATTTCTTCATAAAAGGACGGAGTAGCGAAATCTTTAAAGGTCTAACTGAAACCTTTGTTCCGTCAATAAGAACTACAACGTTCTCATCTGCCTTTGTTGCTGCTGTTGCCATTTGTTTCTCCTTTTGTTAAGTTAGTTAATTATATCATGAATAGGTTTATTTTTTAGTTAAATCTTCGTAATCTAAGCCCATTCCAATACCAAACCCTGCCCTTGCTGCATTAGGACCTTGTAATGATAATACATCATTGCCATCCCTTGTTTGTCCACCACTGAAGACTCTTGCTTTCATGTCTTCCCATTCTTTTTGTCCCTTGCCATTTTCACTGTTTTTATCTAAATCTACTCCTTGAATTGCTGCCAAAAACTTTTTTTCTTCATAATCTAAATCTCTTTTTGAAGACAAGGTTTGCATTAATTCTGGTATTGATAAAGAAATTTCTAGTTCTTCATAATTTTTCCATATTCCTAAAGTAAAAACTTCTGCTTCTAATTTTGCCAAATCTAAGTCAAACCAACCTTGTTCTTTTTCTTTGTTTTTTGATATTTCTTTAATTGGTGTTTCTTCTTCTTTTGCTGTTTGTGGTTTTATTTTAATTCCCGCTGCAATTTCAACAATGTCATAAAGGGCATTAAGGTCTACATATTCTTCTAAATCTAAACATAGACTAGGATCATATTGTTTCATACAAACTCTAGAACACTCTAATAAAATTTCAATAGAGTCGTCATCATTTTTTGAATTTTCCATACCAATAAAAATATCCATAAACTCTCTCATATATTTAATCTTTAAAGGAGAGCACTCAAGAACTTGACCGTTTAATAATTCAATTTGGGATGTTTTAAAAACTTTTGTAGCCATTAGTTAATTTTAGCATAAAACAACAAAACCCACTCCCGTTATGAGAGTGGGTTATTGTTTACTTTTTTATTTATGCGGTAGTATAGTTGGTGCCAGATCCATCGTACCATGTACGATCAACGATCTTACCGTATGTTGCTGTTGTATCATCTGGAAGCATACGGAATGAAACTTCAAACATAGAAGCCTCTTCACGCTTTGCTGAAACTGTAACTGCCTCAATTGAAAGAGCACGATATCCAACATATACACGCTCTACTGAGTCAGAACGATCTCCATCACCAGTTCCTGGACCACATGCAACAATACCACGCTCAAGTGGTACTTCTCCAATATCTCCTGCTGAGAGTTGAAGTGTACGACCTGTTGAAGTAGTTTTTGTTCCAGTCAATGCTGAATCTTTTCCTGCGGTTGCAAGAAGTAAATTTTCTAATGTTGCTTCGGCAAAAGCGGTAGCAAGAGAAACTTGCATTCCCTGCTTGTATAGTTTAGCAACGTCAAGAACCTGATCTACGGCTACCTCGCCGAAATCTGGTGTGAAGGTCAATTCAAGACCATTCATTGTATAGCCAACATTTGTAAAGTCTGGGTCTGCAGAAAGTGTAGATTTGTAAGACTCTGTAGCAACAAATGATGGAATTGCTGTTGCACCTGTTGGTGTAAGTTTGTAGTCTGCAACGAAAATTGCTGCTGCACCTACGATAATATTTGTAGACGTACCACGTGAATATGCCATTTTTAACTCCTTTTTTCAATTTTTTTTCTATATTAAGTTATCAAAGCATTATTAATGCCTTCTCTAAACTATTATATCAGCCTTTTTATGTATAATATGGATCTAGGTTATTAATAGTATGATAGTCATACTCAATAATAAACTTATTAAGAGTAAGTCCACGCAGAGAAGACAGTTCTGTTAAGTCTCTAACCTCTTCAAGTTGATATACCTTGATGTCATGAAAATATACATTTCTAATCAATGGCACGGTTAAGTCTAAAATAGGAGAGTCCCCATCTTGTTTTTTCATTGTCCATCTATTGAGGTCTTCTGCTGCTGCATCTGCTCTATCTAGTAATTGAGATAAGATCGTGCTAACATCTAGAATTTTGCTGGGAGTTGAATATACATAGTATAACAACTGCTCGCATTTAAGAGGATATAAATTACTTCTTCTATATCTAAAAAGTCTATCATATTGAACAATTACGTCTGGTTGTTGATTTAGTGCAATTCCTTCATCGTCATACTGTGTTGGTATATCTACTCTGTTTTTACTTAAATCATCAATTGCTGCTGCGTTAGAAGGTATTGTTAAAACACTGAACCCATATTCATTTAATGCTGCCTGAATATAAGCATTTATCCAGACTGGTGGAAATGGTAGATTTACTACATCTTTGGTTGCCATTTTACTCTACCCCCACATTAATATTTGTAATCCAACGATAGCCAACTTCTCTACCTTTTTGTTTTCCAACATTTGATCCTGCTCTTAAATTTTTTTTATATACTGTTGGATTACTTAAATGATCATAAATTCCAGATGCTCTTAAAAATGTTTGTTTAAAATAATAATTCATAAAGTTATCAAATGTTTTTTCATAAGAACCTTGAACCCAGTCTCCTCCGGGATTTGAAACATTAACTGGATTTTTTGTAAAAATTTGTTCTCCACCAACATTAAAAGAAAGTACAGAAGCATTTCTTGGTTTAATTACAACTGGCTGACCATATTCCATAATTCTTGCTTTGTTGTAGAACGGAACCAAAGAACCTTGCTTAATTGATGTTGATTGTTTAAAATCAGACTTAATCGATAATCCAAGATTGCTTACGGTATGAGTAACTTCAAAAAGTCTTTTAGATGCCATTCCAACCTTGCCCCATTCATAAACATGGTGCATAGACATTGGATCCATTTTTGCATTTGCATCAACGAACATCTTTAATGCTTCTACTGTGTCTTTTCCTAAGTTATTTAAAAATACTGTTTTTCCTTTTTGTGCCCCTTCAAAAAATCCAAAAGAATAATCAACAATATTATTCATCTTTTTCATAAATTTTTTATCATCAAATTTAACTTGCATTAGTCAGCCCCACTTTGATTTTCTGTTCTTCGTAAAACAACCTTATAGTATTCTATTGTACCAAAAGGGTTTACGATTGGATCATAGGTAGCAATTTCATAAATTGTACCTTTTCCAGAACGTTCTCCAGAAGTTTCTTGATATATAAGTTCATCCATACTGTTTCTTATGTTTGTAATAATAATGTTTGTAAGTGAATTATTATCTTTATTTGTTGACTTACGAATGTCATTTTTAATTCTTCCAATAAGCATGTTTTCATTTTTTGTAAAAACCTTTGCCTTAATATCTTCTGCTAATGCAGTTCCGCCTGGAGTAAAATTAACAATAACGCTTTTGTCAAAAATCCAATTCTTTAAACCAGAGCCATACATATCACGCTCAATAGTTGGATAGTATATATCTGCAACCATTGGATACAAAAAGTCTGTTGCTTCGCATGACATTACAAGACTCCGATTTTAACTCTGGAATCTGCTATATACTTTGAAAGGATTTTATCAACTAAAAGATTTCCAGTACCATCTAATATTGATTTATGAAACTGAAGTTTAAATTGATCTGTATTATAAGTAGTTACATATCTCTTGTAATAGTCTAACTTGCCACAACGAATATCATCTATAAGCATTAGTGTTGCTTCTTTAATGTCAAGAGGAACTACTTTAAATCCCGTTTCTAAAACAAAAGTAAAGTCTGATTGGTTGTCAAAGGAGTTGCCATAGCCAATTGGTCCAAGCCAGTCTGATTGGGCAGTTGGTAAAAACAAAGGAGCCTGCTCTGATCTATTGTATTCTTCTCCTGGCAAATCTTTAATAACCGCAGTTCCATTATCGCTTAACTTATAGGTAACTCCAAAAATTGCTGGGGTTGCTAAACTACTGTCATAATGAAGAATGTTATCTTGATATACCTTTAAAACTTTATGACTTTTATAATTTATTGGAGCATAGTCAGTTCCAAGTCCTACATACTCAATTGTTTTCTTTTTATAATAGAATCCCTCTTCAAGAACTGCATCAATAATAGACCTGGCTAAAAATTCTTGTTTTTTATATTCTGCAATTTCAGTTGCTGTTGTTGCTAAATCATTTGGATCGGCATATGGTCTATAAATTTCAAGGCTATCTTGAACAACAATGTCGGAGCCTGCTCCACTTTCGGCTTCATAGATTGTGAGGGTATAAGATCCATCATATTTTACGTAGTCGTCATCTAAAACATAAGATATTTTTTTGTTGGCATTTGAGGTAACTTCTTCTTCAATTTCTGTAAAATCTGGGCTTTCAATAACTAATAAGTAATCAGCATAAGCATTTGGAACATCATAGGTAATAGTGATTGGGTATGGCGGAAGTCTCAGTACTTGCATTATTTAATACCATAGTGCTTTGCAAGTTCTAGAGCGCTAGCCTCTCTAACTGATTTGTGTTGTAGGTATATATCAACAAACTCTGTTTTAACAATATTATAGCCTTGATCTATGTGTCCATACTTATCAAAATAAAGGTTTTTATCAGAGTAGATTACTGCCTGACTGTTTTGTTCTTTTACTTCAACAATCTTTTCTTGAGTTGTTTTCTTTACAGTTGACATTTTACTCCTTTGTTATTATTATATCAGATTTAATTAAAAAGGGCAGAGAACGAATCCCCTGCCCTAGATAATTGCTTAATGATTAGGAAGCAGCAATGTCCTTGTAGGCAATTGCATCTTCTTCTTCAATTTGAACACCAAAACGTACGAATACGGTGTATTCAATTGTATCTTTCTTTGGAACATATTGACGATTGACGGTAATATCCCGTTGGAATCCCCAAATACGGTTCTGTGGGAAAGTAAGATCGACATAATCTGCTGGGTAGTAAGGAACTTCCATTACGTCAACGCCAAGTACACGAGTGGTACGGGCTCCTCCGAATGTTTGTCCTACGCCATCAAGATAGTCTTGACGATTTGCTTGTGTGCTACCGTTACGGCTTGAGAAAGCCTCAGAAATAGCATCTGCAAGAGTACCGTTGTTACGTACGATGCTTTGGAAAACATCTGTGCCTGCATAGAACTTAAGATTGTTCTTAAGTGCACGATACTTACGTGGCATTGCATTGATAATGCCTTGCATAACTGGAGTTGTCCAGTTATCGCTTGTAACTGCTGGAAGAACTGAATCGTGTGCATCTCCATTAGTTGTAACTTTCTTAACAAAGCCTTCCATAATAGAAAGGAATGATCCTGTTGAACCATCTCCGTTAATAGCCAAGTCTTCGATATCATTACCGAATGCGTTGGTCATCAAACGAACAAGATGATCTTCAAGAGCAGCCCCTTCAATATTATCTTCTAGACCTTCTGATGTAACTTCCCAATCAAGACGAATCTTTTTGGTTGTCAATTCTACTTTAGAAAAAGTAGCACCAGCGTTTGTATATGC